TGTATACGAGATTGAGGATGATGCTGGAGTAGCGAATGAGATAGCTGCAATGGGTGGGGTGAGAAATGGGACTGATGATTCGGGGCGTATAGTATTTTGGACAAAGAATTTTGGGACTTTCAGCGAAAAGGCTACAATAACAGCAGCGGGACTTGTGGGAATAAATGATATTGCTCCTGACGCTATGTTGGAGGTGAAAGCGAGGTCTGCGTCAGAAGAGGGAATTCATGTAAAAGCGGCGGTGTCTCAAACGGCAGATTTACAAACTTGGACAGACAGTAGTGATGGTGTTTATCTTAGTGTCCAAGCTGCTGGCGATTTAAATTTTGCTGGTGGTGTAAATATGCTTTTCAATACCGTGACAGGGACTAAAATCGGAGGGGCAACAAATCAACTTATAGGATTTTGGAATGCCACCCCGGTCATTCAACCGTCCGGGGTTGGCGAGACAGTTGGATTTACGGTGGGGGCAGGAACTGGGGTAAATGACGATAGTACTTTTACTGGAAATGTTGGAAGTACAGCCTATCGTATTTCAGATATTGTTAAAGCTTTAAAAAATATCGGGTTATTAGCACAATGAAAATCAAATCAGACTTAAAGTATTTCTTTACCTCTGTTCCCGAAGGTAGACTTATTCGAGATAGTATATGTAAAAATTATAACTACACTGATAATTCCGATTTAAATTTGGGTGTAACGATAACGAAAGAAGATTTCTCTGTTACAGTTGTGTTGGAGTTTTTAAAGGGTCAGTATAAGAGTGCAAAAATAAAAGAAACTGTCGATATCGCACGCAGAAAAGTTACAGTCAATGTAATTTCAGATATGGGAGAACTGTGATCATATGGACAAGAAGCATAAAACTATAATTGAAAGAATCGGTGAATTAGAAAAAGAAATCATTGTTAATGAAAAAGCTATTGTTGGATTTAATCTGGAAATAAATAAGATTACGCAACTTGCAAATGAAGAAATAAATAAAATTTCAGGACTTAGGCAAATAGAAAAAACAAGTATTATCTTAAAACATGGCGGGATTTTGGAACTTAAAAAGTTAGAGGAAAGTTAATATGCCTGTTTCAAATACATATATCTCCCGGGGCCGTCTTATCGATTGCGATATCTGCGGATTTACTTACCGGGTATATGAAATGCGCAAGGGTGTTTCTGGAAAACAGAAGGGCTTAAATGTCTGCCCGACTGATTTCGACCCGGTGCATCCGGGAGATGTTCCTTTTAAAATGAGGAAAGCGCCGCCAAGAACTGAGGTTAGATAGATGGCTCTGCCTGTTAATCCTACAAAAACCACGATTTGCACGGAAGCTCTTGATAAAGCCGGTGAGGATAGTTCTGCCGGGACTCTGCTGACAAGGGCTGAGGATAAATGGCTGGAAGAGATTAAAAATGATATCTGGACACGCTCTTCTATCGCCGGAAATACCCGCCTGAAAACACTCCAGACTTTCGATATTCAAATATCTGTCTTAGGCCAGAGTAAATATGCCTTTCCTTCCGACTTTGACGAGGAAATTAGCGTTGAAATCCTAGACGGAACTCATACGGGAACTGCTCAGGCTGGAGCGAATACCTCAATAACCCTGGAATCAGGCGAGGACATTACAGAAGACACTATCAAGGGTCAATACATACTCATCACCGGGGGAACCGGAGTTAATGGACTGAGACAGTGCACAGCGTACAATACGACAACCTTGGTCGCTACCGTGGATTCAGCCTGGGACACCAACCCGGACGCTACTAGCGTTTACTTGGTTGTGGATAATTTCAAGACGTTGGATGAAGGCAATATTAACGATCTCAATGATGCTACAAACAGAACAACAAGAGCAAAACCTGGTAATTTTTATAAAATACATGAAGGTGTCAATGTCCGGTTTATTTTTGATTACCCGGCAGATAAATCAACTTACGGTATCAGGGTTCGTTATTATTCTCATTTAAATAAAGTTGATCTGGCTGAAGGTAGTACCTTAATCAGTACTATTTATTTGAATTGGCATTCGCTTTTGGTGCAAGGTGTTTTCTGGAAATCGTTAGAGAATATGGAAGATGATCCTAAACGGATTGTTCTTGAAAAAGCGGAATATGAGAGGTTTGTTGCCAACATGATAGCAAAAGAAATTCCTTATGGTGGAGAATTTGAAGGTTTTACGGTCTGATAATGCCAATACTGGAAAACAATTTTCTGGTAGTTGATTTTTCATCTATAAAAGGCGGTTATACACAACTCAGACTCAAAGAAGGATATTATGCTAAAGGTCATGCACAAGGTGCTGATGCTAATATTTCCGGGGGGCGGTCAAATTTAACACGTTCTAATGAATTGAAAGTTTCCACTTCGGACTATTTTCTTTTTGATTTTGAAGGTACTGAATATTCGACAACAAGCTTTTCTTGGCAGATAACCGCTACAACGAAAAACAGCGTTGATCTTTATGGAAACGCTGATACTTTGGGTGGAATTTCTGTGAATGTCATCGAGGTTAAAGCAGATAATATCGGGCTTTCAATTGCTTCTGACAGAACACTGAATACAATAACAATTTTGTATTATTTCACGCTTGACGGAAAAGGATTGATAAAGAAAGTGTCAACAATGTTAAATAATCTGCCATATGACGATGCTTTGATTCAGAGTGGTAGAGTTTTTAATTTTGCTGGCGTAAGCGGAATGAGTCCGATGACGGCATTGGATAATTTTGGGTTCAAAAAGACTAGATTAGGTTTCGATTACAGGATTCAATCGGATTTGACTGGTGATTGGACTATTGATGGAGGACTTACTGCTACAATAGGTAAACCGAATGCTTATCCGAATTTGTTACCTGATTTCAATAGTAGTGAATGGCAGAGTCCAGGAACAGTCATAAGCGCTTCATCGATGAATTTGTCAGCCGGTGATGATGTCTGGCTTTCGGTAATGAATGCTTTTCCCGATGAGCGGGACCATTGGTTCAATTTCGATATCTCGAATCAGACAGGGCAGTTGAATGTTGAATATAGTTTAGTCAGGAATCCGATAAATACCACTGCGAATGCGGAATTGTTGTCTATCGGCAGTAACGGGGCTTTTTCAATGGAGTTTGCGAAAGGCTTTGGTTACGCTTGGCTTTATGTCCGGCTTAATCAGGTTTCGGGAAGTTGTCGCATATCAAATCCGATTGTCACTTATGAAAATCAAACAGTGGCTTTTAAAGCTCCTGACGGGGCGTATCTGGCAAATTCTCAAATGGAGGGTTGCGTAAGAATTGTAAGTTCAAACCCGAACGGCAAGCAGATGACTTACAGTTTTTCGTCAAATGTGAAGATTGCGGATGGCAAAGGAATCGGTATAAATATCCGGTCACTGGATAATACGGATATTCAGACGGGAGCTTTTAAAGTCGCTTTCCAGAAACCGGATAATTCCTGGGTTGACGGGGCGGTTCAGAATCTTTTTGTTGATTACAATGAAAAATTTAATCCCGATAACGCCGGGAATGCTTCTCAATTGCACCAGTGGGAGGACGGTATTTTCGGTATATCTGTTCCCTCTGGGATGGATGAGATAAAAGGCTTTAGGATTGAATTTACGACTACTAACGCTATTGATTGGCTGTTTGATGATACTTTTGTTTTGAATTGGCAGTCAGCAGACAACGGAATGGGGTCTGATGATCGAAGAAACTTCGGGCCGGGTGTGGTTGGTCTCAGGGCACGCGATTGGCATCTGCGGGGAGCGCATGGAATAGTCTACCCGCAACCTGTGGCAATTAATGCCGATCCGGTTTTTTTGTCTCCTGGAAATAAAGTCCCGATATCTTTCGGAGATGTATCGTCCATCACTGAAATATTTGAGCTTTCTCCCACTTTCGGTGGGTTTCAGATTTTAGATTCCCGTGTAGAAGATCGGGGAAATGAGCTTAGAATTGATGTTGCCGGATTTTCTGATTTACATTCAGTGACAAGCGTATCAAACGGAATCACAGGAGACAGCTATAGAATAAAGAGTGTAAACGATAATACAGTCACCGTAGATGTGGCAAATAAAATTCACAATCAGAGTGATGTTTTGGTAATTTATTATTTACGCAAAGACGTATTTGCCGGTACCAATTGGAGCTTTTCTACCATGAACGATGGCAGAAAGGCTATTACCTGGGTAAATAATATTTTTACTCAGGCCGTTCGAAACGATGCCGCCAGGAAGAATATTTTGTATGCCTCTTATACAGTCAGTGAACGAACGGATAGTCAAGTCGGGATGATTGTGGCCGCCAACAATTATGATGTTGGAACACAGAGGTTGTTGAGGGGGGATATTACGGAAGGTTCTCCATTAATATCCAACTATTCTAATTTGGTATTTACCGATTCCGAAAATTCAACTGCGGAGACAACTTTTATTTATTATCCTACGGTTGGTTATTCTACAGGAGACACACTTTACAGTCTGGTTCAATCCGTTCAGGATACTTTGCAGGACTATACCGTGAAGAGTCGAAAGGAACCTTTGTCCCCGGTTCCAAAAAGTTACAACCTTATCCCTCATGTAGCCTTTGGAGGAGAGCAAATAGCCGCTCAACCAATTGGTTTTATTCAGGATGCTGCCCAACAACTTGCCAGCGCCAACACTTCAAATGCGATTATTAGTGCTGGTTCCCTGGCTTACCTCAGAGACAGAGATACTTCGTCCTGGTGGTGGTGGGGTGGTAGTCTCCGGGATAACTCGATTGATTATCTAAAGACAACGAGGAATATGCTCAGGGGCAACTCAACTGAAACTGAAGTGTCTAATGCTATCAGTTCTCATCGTTATTGGTTTGAGGTTACTACTTTTGCCTATGAGCATAATAAGAGATATCGGAGTCATGCTTCGACCGATTATAAAGGTGTTGAGAAGTTCAAGCGTGTCTGGTATTACCAGAATCCAGATGGTCTTTATACTGCTCGTGTTCATGCCTGGGATGATTTTAAGGCATCTTATTATGATCCAGTAACGATTGGTGGTGGGTCTGATGTTGATTCATTTGATGACGGAACAGATATAAGCACATCCGCAGATTATGTTTTTCAATATCATTACACTTTGGTAATTCCCGCTTTCTGGTCAATCGTTACCTCAAAAAGCGATTGGTCTTTGGAAGAAGATACTATTTATGATCTGATGAAAAACCGGTTGGATTATCTCTGCCAGTCATATGACTGCGAAGGGGTAATTATTTCTGAGATGATTCATTACCGGGAGGGGTTTTCAACAAATGACTTCACGCTCTTTAACAATTGGGCAGTGGCAAATGGGTATGGGACTCAAGTTGACTGGCCGAGGTTTGGAGAAGACAATTACGCTGATCCTGACGATTCTTTAATCTGGCAATGGAAGCGATACCAAGTTAAGAAATTTTTAACCGAAATGGCAACAGTAGTTCATGGGCACAACAAAATGCTTGGTGTGAATGTCCTGGTACAGAATGTTTTTGGCATTGTAAATCCAAATAATTCGGTTTGGTCTCCCTACACAAAGGCTTATAATCCTGATTTTGATTCTTGGCACGTTGATACATTGGATTTTTCTATGGATCGTTATGGAACCAATTATAAGGAATTACTGAAAGAAAATATTGTAGATTTCTTTTATGTCTGGCTTTATCACCAGTACTCAGCTTTCGGTTCCCGTACAATTACCGAATTTATGGATAAGTTCGATCAATATAAAGATCGGATGTTTTTGACTATCGGGCTTTTTCCCATGGCAGACCCCCCGCAAGATTGCGAGATAATCAGTCTTTTGAAAACAGCGCTTGGAGCGGGTTGGAATGTCGCTTATGCCGGGTATCCCCCGATGATGTTTCAGGATAGCCGGTTTGAAAAGATTTTTCCGGCGATTAAGGATTATGTGTCGAATGTCAGTTATGATTCGACAAATAGTTTAATAAAAGTAAATCCGAGAAATGTTCGGGATGTTCCTTTTTATGCGAGATTTTAGGGCGGCCTGAAAGGCGGAAATGGCAACCTACACTTTCAAAGTAAATGATCCGGTAAATGAACGGTTTGACGATTATGTGGAGCGGGACTTGAATGCCGTGCAGACAAATGCGGGTGATATCAATTCCGGGACTTTCGCTTGGACGGTTCAAACCGGAGGTCTGATTTTGAGTATTACGCAAGGAGCCGGTTGATGGGGTATGCGGGAAATACATATCAAGTTCAGTGCGATAAGGGCGGCCTGAATTTCTCGAATAATCATGACATTCTTGCTCCGACTGCCATGGTTTCTGGTTCAAAGAACCTGATATTTGAGAAGGGTGGACGAAGGAAACGGGGTGGTACGTCTATTCTGCAAACTGCCGCTTCCGGCACGCCAACAATTTTAAATTCGATTCAATATACTCCGGCGGGAGGGACAAGCCGGATTGTCTCCTGGACGGATACCGGGAAGATTCTACATGATGGAGTAGAAGTAACTTTGCCGCAAACCGTAACGGCGGGAGGATATTGTGATTTTGAGATTGCGGACGAGGAATTGTATTTCGTAAATGGAAGCGATGAGCCGATGGTGTTTAGTGCGGCAGGTTCCTGGGTGCTTCTCTCTTCTTTTTTTACTCTTACTGCTGATTGGTCAGCGACAAAGGGATATCCGAACTGGGTGAGGGTGCATGGCCGGGGAAATTCCCGCAGGCTTTGGATGGGCGGAGTATCGAACGATCCTGAAATTGTATATGGTTCAAAGGATGGAGATTTTCATAATTTTACTGATGAGGTTGGTTGTATATATCTTTTGCCTATTGATACCGGGCATCCGGACGGTATTGTCGGTTCGATTTCGTTTAACTCTCAGTTTATTATGTTCTCGAAAAAGAACGCTTTTATTTTAGATGATGAAGCAGTTGATTCTACCCAATGGGGATATGATAAGGCCCCCTGGGAGGCGGGGGCGGCTCACCAACGGCTTATTGTCCGGTCCCCAAATGACATCATTATTATGAATGAAGACGGGGATATTTACTCGATAGGAGCTGTCCAGGAGGCAAATGACTATGTTGCGGCAAGTCTAGCTCGACCTGCTTTTGTTAACGACTGGTTAAGAATAAACGGTAATTTTGCTCAAATTGAAAAGTTTCATTCGATATATGATCCAGTGGCAAGAATTATCCGTTTCTTTATCGTTCAGGCAGGAAAGAGTCAAGTTGATACCAGTCTTGTTTATTATATTGACAGGGTCCCTGCTGAGGCATGGATGCTCCACGACAATTTAACATCAAATTCCGGTTTCGATGCTGCTTCATCCGCTACTGTTTTTCTTGATTCTTCAAGTGAGACTGCGATTATGACCGGTGATTACTCAGGGAGAAACTGGCGGCTGGAAACGACAAGCCGTAACGATAATGGCAATGGTTATTATGCTGGTTTTCTTACGCCTGAGATGCTGTTCCTGCAACAATTCTCTGAAGAAAATTCTGTAGGAACTTTAGAAACAGATGGTTCTGAATCGTTGCAGGCAAGGTTTAGGAAGCAATACAAGCGGTTTATCGCTGGTTTTCAGGCGTTGGGAAGCTATAATATTTCGGTCAATATTTGGATTGATGGGACAGCTTTAACCTTACAAACTCTCAGTATGTTGGGAGCAGGTGTGCCTTTGGGAACCTTCATTTTAGGAACAAATAGTTTGGTTGATAGCGCAGAATTAGCCGACAAAAGTTTTTATTTAAATCGGACAGGTAAACGGATTAAGTTTGAATTGTTTAATTCAACTGTAAATGAAGATTTCTTTGTTTCCAGGTTTCAAATTGACTATAAATCATTAAGTAAAAGGTCTACGTAATGGGGGCTACATTTTCCAGGGTAAAAACTTGGGTTTCGGAAATACTTACGGCAGCAGACCTTAATGCTGAGTTTGATAATATTTTAAACAATCTTGATCCTACCGGTGTTGATGACCAATCAACTAATGATGCGGCTATGCAGGCAACAAGAGACCCATATCCCGCATCAGCTATTTCCCGGCCAGGTGATCTTGCAGGAGAAATTCAGGGTCTTAGGTATCAATTTAAAGAGACGCTTGGTGGAGCACAATGGTATCTCGACCCTGATTCCACGATTGCAAAACTGTTTGCGGGAGAGGTAAAAACAGCCGAGAAATCCAACACATACACCATCCTTATTTCTGATGGGATTATTTATGCAAACCTTGCATCCTCAAAGACTTTCACCCTTCCGGCTGTGTCTGGGAACGATGGCAAGATTTACTATATTTCCAAGATAGACGCAACGTCTTCTATCCTGACGATTGACGGAAATGGGAGTGAAACGGTAGGTGGAGTGACCTCGCGCTTTCTTCGTTCCCAGAACGATTATATTGCCTTGGTTTGCGATGAAACGAACACCGATTGGGTAGTCATTTCAAAATCCGGTCCCCGCCAAATTCCCCAATACAAAAGCTTGGTGGTGAAAAATAATACCACGAATCCCTCATATCAGATTGATATTGACGCTGACACCTTGGATGTGGTAAATGCCGGGAATGACAGTATCAGGCTCATATCCGTGAATTTAACGGCTGATTTAACCGGTTCCGGGGCAAACGGTCTTGACACCAGCTCAATGGCCGTAAACACAACTTATGCGGTGTGGGTGATCTACAATCCTGTCACTAATACGGTTGCCGGACTGCTTTCGACTTCGTTCACATTGGCAGGGTTGACGTTGCCGACAAATTATACTTATGGCCGCCTGGTAGACTTCTGCCGGACTGCTACTGGCAGTACAGAGCATCTGGCAGAAACTAATTTTGCCACACATGCCAAATGGGATGCTACCGGGGATTGGGACGATACCGGAGGAAATGCCGCCTATACTCATTCAGCCGGAAGCGGAAATTTAACCCAAACGAACGCAAACCTGGCGAATGCCGGAAGCAATAATACCCTTTATATTTTTGCTTATACCGTGACCTCTCCGAGTGGCGATGCTGCTATCCAGATTACCAATGCCTTTGCCTTGTCTGCTCAGACCTTATCAATAAGTGCTGGAGCGCAGACAAAGATGTTTTTATCTGCTGTCTCAGCCAGTACCGCTGATCTTGTAATTGCTGGAACTTCGACTTCCGGGGGTGTAACAATCGATGATGTAAGCCTGAAGACCGCTTCAATTATACCCTTTCATTCTGTAAATGGTATACATATATATGATGATCCTTTTGATGATACTTCTGCTTTAGCCAGTGGTTCCGCTACTTCATTTACCAGTGTAGGTATAGCTAAGTTCACTGGTGACAATACATTAGTAAAGAAAGTTATACTGAACTGGGATGCAGATAAAGCTGCTGATTCTACCGGCTCTGTTTATTTTTATATCAGACCTACAGGTAGTAGCGGTAACGGTATTAGGTTATGTAGATTGCAAACTGAGACTGCAACCGATATCGCACATACAAATGGGGAAGTAATTATGTTTTTAGGGTCAGCCAGAACTTTTGAGTATAGACAAAACCTCAGTGCTGGAAGTGATCTTTCGATATGGGTACACGGAGTTTATCTGAATCTGTGAGTTTCCGGGCTTATCAACCGGGCGATTTTGAAGCTTTACTCGCTATGTTACAGGAAGCGAATACCGTAAAGTCTTTCTTTTCAGCAAAAGATATCGATACTGAGGTGATGACTTTTTACGGAAAACCCGTTGGCTTCTATTCTTATTGTGTAAGAAACGGCTGGTTTTATCTGGTTCATTTCTGTGTTGGAAAGTCTTCTCGGGATAATCGTTTGTGGAGGCAAATGCTGAACCAGATGAAGAATAAAATATCAAGTGGAGTTGGTTTGTTGCTTTTGCATCATGAAAACAAGAGGCTTATAAGGTTTGTTGGTCGGGTTGTCAATAACCTTTATTTCATAAAAAAATCTGATAAAATTAATAACCTTTATCTTGCGAGGATATAGAAATGGGCGGCGGTAATACTGGTGTCGGAGAAGAAAAAACTAAAACAACAGTAGAAACTATTTATCAGGAGCCTTCTCTTAGTCAAGAAGAGAGTAATCTACTTGATCTTTTAAAATTCGTTTCCGGTGTTTCTGGAGAAACTGAAGGAGAGTTTCAATTTACTGAGACTCCTGAGCAACAAAGATTAAGAGAGTTTACGGAGAGTCTGCAAGAACAGGTTGGAAGTGAATTTATAGATCCAGTCCTGGAGGCGCAAATTGCTTCTGAACGAACGGCATTGGAAGCTGATCTTCAAAGAAGATTTGGGTCAGACTGGGCCTCTTCTTCAGCGGGAATTCAAACATTAGCTTCTTTTGAAGCGAGTGCGGACTTGCAACGGCAATCAGCAAGGCAGGGCCGTCAAACTAGTTTGACGGGAGATATTACCGATTTATTGCAGACAGCAGTTGGGACGCAAAGTGAAGGGGCCGGGAATATTAGTGATATTCTTTCAGTATTGGCCGCAAGAGAACCTGTGCCAATTAAGCAAACAACTCGTTACAAAAAAGAGGGGGAATCGAGTAAGAGCAGGGCAATACGACTTTTTGGTCCTACAGGAACTGATTTAGGTGGGGCTGGTGGTGTCATAGGAAGCTTTTTTTAGGATATTATAAAATGGCAAATATCAACGATATTCTTTCTTTAGTCAATCAACGATCAGGCGCACAACAACCTCCAGGAACTAATCTGCCGGGGACCGGGACACCCAATGTGAGGTCACCGGCACAGCCAACACAACAATCTTTGGGAAACATGAAACGCCAGGCGCAAGGTCTTCAGGACAAGCTTGACCTCTCGATTTCCGGGCGAGCGATCAATACCGCTGCGAACGATAAGTTTCCCGATTCCGTCCGGGTAGACGCAATTAACCAGTATGTGAAAATCTGGAACTTCCGGTCTCCGAAGCAGCGATTCCGGGAAATATCCGCAAAGCAATTCAGCGAAAACCGGGCGGCTTTCCAGAACACGGCCAAAAAACTCGCTGGGCAACTGGAAATGTTCAAAAAAGGAGAATTAACAGGGCCTGAGTTCCTTCAAATCGCCGGAGTCACCAATCAGGACTTAGCGAAAGAATTACAGGCAGAGAGGCCGTTGTTGAAGAAACCAGCGGCAACTAAGCCCCAGGTTCAACAGCAGGCTCCTACGACTCCGAAATCACCAGCTGATTCTCCAACTTTGACTGAAGATCAGATTAAGGTGTACACCGACCAGGGCATATCGAGAGAACGGGTAGTGGCGGCTTACAATAAGAAGATCGGGAGTCAAGCAAGTGCCTAATGGTTTCAATGATCCTCTCGGTCTTTTCGATGAAGAAGAGGAAGAGGAGGAAGAATTAACTCCAGAGCTTGCCAAAGAGTTTGGCTTTTCTATTGAACAAGCTGAGGAAATTATTGCACGAAGAAAAGAAGTTGATATAGAAGACGACGATGATTTTCCAGGTTTCCGGGAAGCTTTATTTCAAGAAAAAGAACACAATGATGAGCAAGAATATGAGGCTGTTGTAGAAAGTGTAGCAGAAGAAACAGGGTTTAGTTTTTCTGAAGTAGCCGAGGAGTTGCAAAAAGGTAATTTCGATTTTGACATAAAAGACGAAAAAGAGCCTACTGAAATAAAAAAAGGTTCTGGTCCCGGAGAAATAAAGCTTTATAAAGGCGATAAATTAATTCGGAAAATTACAATTCCCCCGGTTCCGGCGAAGCCAGAAGAGCAATCCTTTCTTGACCGTCTTGATTTTGACCCCTTGGGGTTATTTACAACCGCCGAAGCACAAGCCGGTGAGGTCCCCCGCCTTCAACCCGCCCATAAACCGTTTGAACCTATCCCTCTCCAGCTTGAGGAACCAACCGAAGATGAAAAAGTAACAGGCAAGCAGCTTGATGTCTTGCAGAAAGCGGGACCGCCTGGGGAACTTGGCCTGCCTCCGGGAGCACGCCGGGAAGATTATATTCTTGAGGGCCGCCGGATTGAGATTCCTGATATTCCCATTCAAATTGAACTGAGAGACGATCCACTTGACCTTAAAGGAGAACTTGAGCAAGCCCCTGATGTTCCGCTGGAAACCACCAAACAAACACGAATAGATATTTTACGTCCTGCGCATGAACCTGTTTATGTTCCCCCTTTGCCAGGGACTCCGGAATTACGCAAAGAAGAGCCTATACCGGAACTCAGAGAAATCCCGCCGACCTTGCAGGAAATTACGGCTGAACAGTTGGATAGGTTAAAGGCCGCCGCTTCCGGGGCTTCTCAGCAGTTTGTCAAGGGAATCACTCTTGGGTATGTGGACCTGTTCAAGACGTTCCCGGAGATGAAAGAGTTGGACCAGAAGTTCAGCGAGAACATTCTGATTAACGAAGACGATCCCCTTATGGATAAGATTGTCAAGGGTTTCAGGAACGATCCGGCTATCCTTGCGAAGATACCGGCCCGGTTGCTGGGAGAAATGCTGACGATCGGCAAGATATCCCGGGCGGTTACTTCGGTGATGGGCGTTCCCGGTACAATCCTGGAAGCGATAAAAGAAGCCGGGGTTACCGGAATCCTTGTGGGCGGTATCAGGAACCCGGAGAGCGAAGCCGAGGGTATTGTTGAGGAATTGGGGCAACGAGCGAGCAACGCTATCACTACCGGCGTGTTTTTCGCCGGGACGACCGGGCTTCTTCTGGGGGCTGACCGGCTATTCAAGACAAAGCCGCAAGTGGTGGAGGATTTCAAGGAAACCGCCTATAAAGTGTTTATCGACAAAAGAGGCTTTCCCCGTAACGACACGACCATAGGTATGGTTGACGATGTTATTGAACGAACAATTCAAGATTCCGGGGGACTGGGCAATATAAAGAAATCGACCTTCGTGAAAGCGATCAAAGTAGCCAAGCAACTTATCAAGGATAAGGGTGGTTTTGTTCGGACGAAGGGTGGCGCTATAGATAAGGTGGCAATCCGGCCAGAGGACCCGGGGGTTAGGCAAGGATTTAAATTTAAGAACCAAGCCTTCGAGCAAAGATTCAAAGCGGCAAAAGGCGTTCCAGTAAAATCTACTCTGCAAAAAGCAAAAGACATCTTCGCATCGGCAAAGCGTAAAGTCTCCAGAGAATTTGAGCATATTCCCAAAACCAAAGAATTTGCTCAGTTGCGTTTCGACTTGCTTAGTTTATCAAAACAAAAAGGAGTATCTTCGGACAAAGCGATCAGGGCAATGGGAGATATTACAGGAGAGCTTAGTCAGCGGGAATATGATTTATTTACCCGAAAAGTAGTCATGGATGATCTTGCAAACGAGGCGGCAGGTGATCGGCTGCTGCCGTTTGGGTTGACTTCTGAAAGTTTACAACAAGAACTTCCTGCTTTAAATGCGGCTGTCAGTCAGAATCCGAATGTTCAAAACGCTCTTGCAAAACGACAGGAAATAACCAATGCAATAAAAGATGACTATATTGCCTCAATGGAAGATATTGGATTCAATGTCGGTGATCGTTTAAGCAAAGAAAATTATTTTCGTCATCAGGTTTTAGAGCATATGAATAACCGTGCTCTATATGGGACTGGCGCAAAATTAAAAACTCCCGCTGGACGAGGATTTTTAAAGCAAAGATTGGGAAGTGAATCTGACATCAACACGGATTACCTCCAGGCAGAACATGAAGTTCTTGCCCAGATGATTCATGATATCGAAGTAGGAAAAACAATAAAAAGTATAAATGATAAATACAACATTTCCGACCAAGTGCGGGCAGAGGCGAAGGAAAAAGGCATTGAAGACTGGCATGACGCTATCCCTGAAGGTTATGTAACTTGGCAACCGAGAGAAGGTAATCTTTTTTTCATGGCAAACTCAATTCCTGAAAACATTGCCGAGGAACTTTTCAACAGCGAGTTAAAGGAAATCGGTATAACCAAGGATGATATAAAGCGAATAATGGCTGTTGGCAGGCAGAGAAGCGAGTTTGTCGTGAAAGAAGAAGTGGCCGATACCTTGGATGCGTTGCAAATTCCACAATCTCAGAACGTGATTGTTCAGGGCGGTAAGGAAATAACAAAAAAATGGAAAATATGGGTTTTAGGTTCTCCGAGAAGAACAGTTAAATACAATATCCGAAATATGACTGGTGATGCGGATGCTATGTTTGTGGGCAATACTTCTGCTTTTAAGAAAACTCCCAGAGCCACAAAAGAGTTGTGGCAGCTCTATTTTGGACATGGGGAAATGACTTCAGAAATGCAGGATTGGTTTGACCGGGGTGGTATGCAGTCTACCATGCAAGTTCAAGAAATAGGGGATATTAATAGATTATCTAAATTTAGAAATATCAGAGATCCCCAGGCAAATCCTGACAATCTTCCAGTGAAAGTGTGGAAAGCGTATTGGAATAATACCAGAAGATTTACTGACTTCCGGGAATCAATTTTACGTTATTCCGCTTATTTGGATTATTCTGAGCAAATTCAAAACAGTCCAACCGCAACACCGAACAATTACGGGGCTTCTATACCTCAAGAAATAGATGGCTTACTTGATTCAAAGGACAAAGCCTTTTTCCTGTCTAATGATCTTTTAGGCGCTTACGACCGTATTTCGGTTTTTGGTCAAGCTATGCGGGAAAGCGTGGCTCCTTTTTGGTCATGGAAAGAATTGAATTTCAGACGATACAAACAAATGGCCAAGAATTCGGCCAATGACGGGAAAGTCGCTGAAGCGGTTGGAAGAAAAGCAGTCGGAACTTTGGCAAAATCACCTTTTGTAGCTGCAAGAGTGGGCAAATTTCTGATAAAAGCATCGGCTTTTTGGGCTGTTTTCCAAGTATGGAATCACTCAATGTTCCCGGAAGAAGAAGCGTCTTTGCCGGAAAGAGAGCAAGCCAGGCCGCATATAATTTTCGGAAAAGATAAAGACGGCAATGTCTTCTCCTTTAATCGAATAGGGGCTTTAGGAGACTTTCTTGAATGGTTTGGTTTGGATGCTGCGCCTAAGCATGTAAACGATTGGTTTAAAGGAAAAAGAACACTGAAAGAAATTGCCAGAGATATGGCTCAGTCCGGCCCGAATATTTTAGCTAATTCTATAACGCCGTTGGTCAAGATTCCTGCCGAAGTTGCTTCCCGGCAATCTTTCTTTCCTAACGTGTTTGAACCAAGGACAATAAGAGATCGAGGTTTACATGTAGCCGGTGGCCTTGGTCTTAGAGATGAGTATATCGCTGCTTTCGGTTTACCTTCCCGCGGTTATGCTAAAAGTCTTACACAGGTATTGATTTATAAAACGAATCCAGAGCAGGCTGCTTATTCGCACATCTCAGGAGAAAAGTTCAGGTTTCTTAAAAATATTGGGAAGTATGGAGAAGGGTTTTGGTTGACTCCTCGTGGAGACGCTCTTTACCAGTATAAACTTTCTCTTAAATTTAAAGATAAAGAAGCCGCTGACAAGTATCTCAGAGAATATGTTGCCTTGGGCGGTACTCAGAAAGGATTAAATAGCTCAATTAAACGGATGCACCCACTTGGGGGATTGAGCCAAAAAGACAGAGAATCATTTAAAAACAGTTTAAACAAAAATGACCAAGGGAAATTAGCTTTAGCAATCCAGTTTTATGAAGAAACAATTAAAGGTCTGTCCACGCCGATATCGGGAGTAGAGTTGCCTGAAAAACAGCAAACTTCCATTCCTGCTTTGCCGACAGTTGCAATAAAATACGGAAAGTTAATTCCTGATGAAGCTATCAATAATACTAAAGAATATTATGCTATCCGTAGAGGTAAATCAGGACCGGAAATAAAAAATGCCAATTCCACAATCAAGTTTTTAATGGACGGGTTGCGGATGATTGCTCAAGACAAAAAGCTTACCGAAGAGGATAAGCAGAAGAAAATACGAAATATTTACCTCAGCATCGGGGGAGAAGCTGCACGGGTAACAAAACTCTTGAAGGGGAAGCCATGACCGAAGAAGAACAAGTCGAAGGTAAGGTTAAATGGTTACAGGACATTGGCGTGGGGATTGCCGCCGTTATCGCCACAGTGAGCCAAGTTAAGCGCTGGTGGGGTTAGGGTCTCCTTCGGGTAAGGGTTTTTGCTTTCCACCATTTCTGATAAAGTTGCAGGTGGAAAGTTTCTTCGCCCGGTATTTTGCTGCACTGAACCACCTGTAATTCCACATTTTTATTTCGGAAGAACCTTGTCCAGCTTATGAAGACCTTGTCATATCTGGATTTCGTTATAATATTACCCCAGGAAGGTTCCTTGTCCTGGATGCTTTCCGATTTCTCCCATTCAGTTTTTAGTGTCATCGTTTCAGTCATGCTCATTATCCTTATCCTTTAGGCGGCAATCCCGAATTGAGCGTCTACGTATTTCTTAGTTTCTAACCATCTCTCATCCATTTGCCGTTGAACATACGCTCTTTCTTCGGGGTGGCAGTCTTTCATGCTCCTTAATATCTCGCATTCATTGTTCAAATGATGAAACCTTAATATCTCTAAACGTTTTTCCTTCTGCCTTTCCCAATAACCGTCACAATATTTATTCCACTTTTCTTCAGCTTTCTTTTTAGAGAAGCAAGATAAATATTCCCCTATATTAATCATGCTCATTCTCCTTGATCCTAAAGATTACATAGAACTCAGACTTTTCTATACCTAAGTCCTCTATTATTACTTCTTTAACATAAACCTCATACCCGGCATTCGCCAACGCCAGCACGATCCTTTCCCGGTCAACGCCGGTTTGTATTGCAAGCTTAATTGTTTTCATCAATAGTAGCTCTATTATTCCGCATATCCCGCTCCTTGATCATATTGGCCCAGTCCTCAAGCCTGGCAAGCTTTTCTTCGGCCTCCAACAGCCGCTTGTAAACTGAGCAGGTCTGATAGCAACCAGTCGGCAGTCTGGGGTCTCGTGCAGTTTTATCCTCTACTGGCTCCTGGCAACGGCATGTTGCGTCACAGCGAGTTAACCTACCGCAGAACGAGAAATATTCACCATCAAGCCGAAATTTCTTTCTTGGTAAATGCGCTACATTTTCCAACGGGTAATGTTCGCATCCGGTAGTGTATCCATTTGGTGAATCAATGATATTCGTTCCGCATTGCCCGCATTGAAAGTTACTCATTCGTTCCCTCTTCAATCATCACCGGATTGTAAATGTCAACATCGGACGCTCTATATAACTTATCAAGCAGCTCGGAAACGGAATTGGGCATGATCGGCATCATGTCGGCTTTGGCAACCTTTAATATCTCATGAAATTCCTTAATCTGCTGCCCCTGCAACGTTATTACCAGAGTCGGAACCTGCTGCTTCTTCTTGAGGTTATTTAGCCGCCGTTTAGCTTTCTCAACGATCTGGCGTGCCCGCTCTAAGGATATCCCGCATTCCTCGCTAACCTGTTTATAGGTTTGCGGCGGTTTTCCCTCCAGTCCGAACCGGGCGGCAATAACGTTACAATCCCGCACACTTAAACCACCAAGCGCTTTCACAAGCATATCCAGGTCTTCCGATGTGATATGATAGCCTTCTATCCGAGGGCTTCTTTTAGGTTCCACAACTACATCTCCCAGTATTCAGGGTTATCGCCAGTCAGGGCGCAAATGTCACCCGCCCCGCCATGAATGAGAAACGGGCACTCGCTGTCGCTTCCAGACATATGATCAATATCAGTGGGATTACAGCATGTCCTGTCCCGGCAGCAGCCGGATATCAATTTTGCCGCATCAAGCAATCTATCAGCTTCAGACTTCCGTTCAGGAGCTTCCACCACTACAGGTTTCTTTCGGTATTTCATGATTTTACCTCTATAAGCTGCTATTCCTCAAACTCCATAGTTATCCGCACGCCCGGTTTATTAAGGGCCCACTGTTTGCGGGCTTTCAACTCATAAACTTGGCTGTCATCAACGTAGAAAATACCATTTAACGGATCTAAAATTGCCTTACAGAAATTATCCACATCCGGACGTCTAGTATGCGGAGCGGCCAGCTCTTTTTTGGTGATCTGCTTCGGAGGCTTTAAGTAAAACGTCAGCCCCATCTTGACAGGCCCTGTGAACGATTTTTTCGGCTTATAAGCCAGAGACGACCATTTAACCAACTCTTCCCAGTCTTTGGTCGTCTTAGGCGTGTAAGCTCCATGCTTCCCGATCCTGGCCCTGGCCTTTGGCACCGGAATCCCTTCCACGAAGAACGATATCTGGCGGCTAATGTCCATCATCTTCTTCAACTTTATTTTTGATCAACTTTTTTAGATGCTCTTGTGTAGGTTTATACTCTTCAGTCATTGATCTCATCCGATCCAAAGCTTCTTTTTCTTTATCGGACTTACCTGGTACATGGATGTTTCCATTAATATCAATATAAGGTTCTTGCTTATATAATGGCATATTCACTCTTCCGTCAACATCTTATAGGCTTTTTCCAGCAATTCCCGGCAGAACAGCTCCTTTTCACTGTCGCAATGTTTGATATAAGAACATGCTTTCCCAGAGCATAATTTATTTGCGACAAGTTCAAACAGTTCATCAAAAGGAACTGTCTTTACAAGATTAATATCCACCTTTGATCTCCTTTCGTTAATTTATTCCCTGTAGGCAGGTTTCCCACCCCGCTCCAAACGGCAACTGAGCTATAAACCGGTAGCCTATGCCGGGCCTACCTCCCATCGGAGGCCGCTCTTTTATCATATACAACGCGACAACGATATCATTGTCGCATGATCAGACCTTGCGTAATATTCTCTGGTTTTGAGTGCGCCTCTCTCCCCAGCAGAATAACCACCAGGCTTTCGCCTCTACAGGGAAATTGTTATTCTTCCTGTTTTAAATTAACAGGGCATGTGGGTTTCCCCAACCAGGCTCGACCTCGCCTCTGCCATGGTGCCTAGAATGGTGCGTCTCGTTAAACACCAGCCTCGCCATGCCCTGTCCCCCCCCGCTGCCTTTACCTGCATTAGCGCTTTTGCAGGGAGTGTCTTACACGAGGAAACTGTTTACTCCACTATCATTCCTTCGGCGACTTCGGCATATTTATCCATTAAGTTACCAAGAGCTTTCCGAGTGAGGAACTGATATTTCTTCCCGGCCTCAAGCTGGAACTCAATACCATCACCGACTATTTTACCGTCCTCCACTGTCACCCTCGTTCGGATTCCGTTACCGAAGCCACTGTTGATTACTGTTTTCTCGCTCATAATTTTTTCTTATCAAATAAAAAACTAACCGAAACCGGAACCGGAACCGGAACCGGAACCGAAACCGGAACCGTCACCGAAACCGGAACCGGAACCGAAACCGGAACCGGAACCGAAACCGGAACCGTCACCGAAACCGTCACCGTTACTGTCACCGAAACCGTCACCGGAACCGAAACCGGAACCGTCACCGAAACCGGAACCGGAACCGAAACCGAAACCGGAACCGGAACCGTCACCGTTACTGTCACCGAAACCGGAACCGGAACCGAAACCGGAATTTATTTTTCCTTCCATTCTGCCACCTCATAAATATTCTTCTTGGCCTTTTCCGTAGTAGGGATTATCTCAATAACACCCAAAACTTCATGTCCGTGAGTCACAACGGAAAACTTACATTGACTAGGGGTTTTAACCCCTTCTATGGCAATCTGTGACAACGATGATGCACCTTTCCAGTACCATAACCGCCTGCAATCATCGAGGACCACCTTATCTCCGTCACGGTGTGTGACTTTACCAATAAACACTCCTGCGCTATAGGAGCGAATGATGCAATTTTTGCTTCTGACGGTTGCAACATCCGTTGTTGAATCCTCTCCACTTAATTCCTTTGTCAATATTTTCTCGACTATCTTTGCTAAATCCATGACTTTCCTTTCTCAGTTCGGGTTAATCTCGCAGATAGCTCCTGCGCCATCTGCCTTTGCATGCTTTCCAACTCGCCCAGCATAAACTCCTGCTCCTCAAGCGGCTCCGGCAGGCAGGATATTTCCCTGCCCACCGCTTTCAACCCAGTCATTAACGAGCTGGTTGTCTGATTTCTTAACGTCTCCGACAAATCAGTCATCTTCCTCAGACCTCTTCCCGTTGGAAATCCCTTCTTCATAGAATTCCGTCAGGCACTTTCCGCACGGATATACCGTTAACGTTCCGCTCAAGCCGGAAACCTTCAACTCCTGCCCGCACTTCTGACAGATCACCATTTCACTCTTGGCGGGTAGTTGGCCTTTGTTCTCTACCGGTTCATAGGAGGCTGGCACGGTTTACTTTCACAGTAAATTGGCAAGTGTTCTTCACAATAACCCTTATCTTTACTTATAAAACGACCACAGACAGGACAATGGTTCGTATTGGAACAAGAACAAGAAACGTCGTATTCTCCACCATCCCAAAATTGAGTACGCGGACAATTGTGGCTATGTTTTTCCATTAGAAAGGGATTTCCTCGTCATTAGCCGGAGCTTCATACCGCTCATCCTGCTTGTTTGGGTCTCTCGTAACACCCACCATCCAGAAATCAGCGGTAACGGAGTGCTTCGATTTTTTCACGCCGTCCTTTTCCCATTGTTGCAGATCGAGACGGCCTTTGATCGTCACCGGGCTTCCCTTCCGTAAACTCTCAACCGCTTTTTCCCCGCTGGCTCCCCAGATATTCACGTCTATAAACATTGTTTTTCCGTCTACCCAGTTACCGGTACTGTCTTTGTACCGGCTTCCAACCGCCAGACCGAAAGCGCAGATCGCTTGTCCGCTGGTTGTGTGACGCAATTCGCAATCCCTTGTGAGGTGTCCCGCAAGTACCACTATATTCAAACTAGGCATGATTTCCTCCTTCTCCCATTATCGGCGGCGCTCCCTCTCCAAGATATTCGTTTGCCTCCTCGGGCCCCATGCCAGGAACGTTATTTTCCGGGGCTGAGGGAGGCTGGTTGTCGATTTTCTTTTTCAATTCGTTTTTAAAGACGACGAACGCTTTAAAATAGTCGCCATAGCGTTCTAAATGCGAATAAGCTTTCACTTCCTTGGAGTACTTGATCCAGGCGTTCTTGAAATGTTGCTCGTGGCTCTTACTCGCCTCCTCCAGACGGTTACGGTAGCTTATAAAGACCTCGGCAAGTGAATCTGTGGCATCCTGGTGGGGGGCTTTGCCTGTGGTCCTAGTTTGTGTAGGCTTCCGGGTTTTGTTTTCACCGGATTCATTAAGCCCGCTCCCTCCGTTGCCATCGTCATCCTCAGGACAGACACCGACTAAAGCAGATAAAGCCTGCCTCCTGGCGTAGGTTATGGCCGACCCCATAGCTTGCGGATCGTTTTTGACCGGATTAAGAATGATCTCACTTTTTATCCATTGGGTTGATTCATGGAGGAGGACCGTTTCAAGGGCCATCTTGCCGTCACCCAGATTTTTGAGTGGCTGAAGAACCGCCAGTTTATTTGAGCTTAAGGCCTCACGGCAAGCATCCCAGACACCGGCCAGGTCTGCATATTTTGAATGATGAAAAGGGTTATTCTTATCTTTGCTAGCCTTTTTTATATCGCCTTGAGCTTTTACGATCGCAACCGCTATTAAATCTATTTTTTCCGATGTTTCCATTAATCACCTCGTTTCTAAGCAACCCCCTATTAGTCCCTTATGCGCATTCAGGGACAGAGCCGGGGGTGGGGCCTCATTCTTGTTTTCTTCCATCATTCGTTTGATAACTAAGTGTTCAAAATATTTAACCCAGCAATTACTGTAAGAATTGTCGCATTTGTCTGAGTCGCAAATACTGGCGGCAGTGGGACTATTGAATGTATCCATTGGACAACTACCGGTTATTTCCGCAATATAGTCTCCCATAAGCTGAGTTAATTTATTTGTCATTTACCACTTCTATCCCGCCATTCCTGAAGGTTGTTGGCCCATTTATCCAGTTCACCGTCAAAGATTACTTCGCAGACAGCGGTGTCGTCAGGAGCTTCGGAACCGTGATATAGATCATTAAGCGGGCACTTTGAGCACCCACGCTTACACACCTTAGCCAAGACTTCCATCGCTCCTATAATCTCGTCAAGCTCCTGGTTGGGATCCCCGGTGGTCTCTGGCGGGAGGAACTGGCTGAATCCTTCGAGCGGGTCTGTCTGGGCGTTACTCACTATTAATCTCCGGCAACAATTCCCAGATTGCCTTGATAACGCCTTTGTTCTCTTTCCAATATTTTAAGGCATTAATATTCATCTCAGATATTTTTTCATCTGAGAACCCAAACCATTCATCTGGTGTGTGATATTCACAGCCTATTCGGATGTTATTCTTTTGTATATAAGCCGTCCATTTCCCGGAATGGAAAGTTTTCAGGTTGACCTTGCTCAGGTCGGCGTTACGCAGGTTGGCGTAACTCAGGTCGGCGTAACTCAGGTTGGCGTAACTCAGGTCGGCGTTACTCAGGTCGGCGTTACGCAGGTCGGCGTTACGCAGGTTGGCGTAACGCAGGTTGGCGTTACTCAGGTCGGCGTTACGCAGGTCGGCGTAACTCAGGTTGGCGTAACTCAGGTCGGCGTTAATCAGGTTGACCTTGCTCAGGTCGGCGTTACGCAGGTCGGCGTAACTCAGGTCGGCGTAACTCAGGTCGGCGTTACTCAGGTCGGCGTAACTCAGGTTGGCGTAACTCAGGTCGGCGTAACTCAGGTCGGCGTAACTCAGGTCGGCGTAACGCAGGTTGGCGTAACTCAGGTCGGCGTTACTCAGGTTGGCGTTACTCAGGTCGGCGTTACTCAGGTTGGCGTTACTCAGGTCGGCGTTACGCAGGTCGGCGTTACGCAGGTTGGCGTAACTCAGGTCGGCGTAACGCAGGTTGGCGTAACTCAGGTCGGCGTTACTCAGGTTGGCGTTACTCAGGTCGGCGTTACGCAGGTCGGCGTTACTCAGGTTGGCCCGGCAACCATTTTCCTTACCATTTTCCCATTTTTTATGATCTTCCAGTATCTTTTTTATATTAAGGTTGTTATCCATGTTTAATTTTCCTCCTCCCGAAATAAGTTATTCATTTCGTCACCAGCACTTCTGCAAGGAACTTTAAGAAGTGCCCCATTAATAAATTCCCCCAATCTGAATAACCGCCACGATCATCTTATTTAGGCTCTCGTGAAATTTATCCTTAGAACAGATGATCTTCAACTTATTACCGGCAATTGCAATGCCTGTGTTGTCCAGTAATTTACTCAGACTCCATTGCAGGGACGTAAAATCGACTCCCCTTTGAACTGCATCGGTGATCGAAAATCCATCATCGGTGATCAATAACCGGTTATCTTCCACCGGTCTGACATAAAGCTCCAGGTAATCGTTATGCCGATCCAGAAAAGGGAAGCAGATCGAGTAAAACTCCCCTTCCTGTTGGATTTTGGTGTGGGTTCTGAGCTGCTGGAAATATTCCGACATGAGGTTGTCTATCATAATTTATCCTTTGTTGCATTAATCAAACTCACATTCTCCTTTTTCATTCCCAACCGACAACCTGAGTATAAACCGGGAAAATTAGTTTGTCAACAAAAACATTGACAGAAAATAAAATAAAATGTATGCTTATGGCAGGTTAACCATTTAATAGGGAGAAAATATATGGTGAGTTTTACGACAACCGGTGTTTCAGATGAGCAGCTAAAGAAGATAGACAAGTTTGTGGATAAAGGAGATTCAGATAGGAGCAAGACGGTGAGAAGCATCATGGAGCTCGCCGCACAATTTCCTTCACCTGATGAAGCAAGATTGTGCCTCAGAGAGGGTCTTAAGAAAGATTTAAGGAAATGACCGATGGGAAAGCTCCCGGCCTTCTTATTTTATCCAAGCGATTGGACCCGTGACTTAGAGGAACATTCGTTCGAAATCCGGGGTGTTTGGATAACTCTGCTGTGTGTGCTTTGGTGGTCAGATGAAAAGGGGGTTTTGGTTAAAACTTTACCCAAAATTGCCAAACTTTTGCACGTTCGAACCGAGAAAGCGCACAAACTGGTGCAATATCTGCAAAAAGAGAACATTGCAGATATCCCCACGGATTTGGCACGAATTGACAAAAATACGCTTATAACTATCAGATCGAGAAGGATGGTAAGTGACGAAAAGAAAAGGGAAAGCGATAGAAAGAGGAAGGAGAAGCAACGTAGAAATGTCACGGACTAGTCACAGCAATGTCACGGTGTTTTTTAAGACTAAAAAAGCTTTTTGTCACGCTCTTGTCACAACGCTCTTCATCTTCATCTTCATCTTCATCTTCAGTTACAGTTTCAAGTAATAAAGAGGGAAGGGCTTCATGACCAGCCCTCGAAATTGAGTACAATTTCTCACCCGTCTAGTGACATTTCGGGAAATATCACGGCGGTTGAAAGGAAAAAAATGACAAAAATTCTCACAAACAAAATCGTGATGATAATCCCCTTAAAAGAGGGATATTCAGATTGCCCTATCTACGACTCGATGGTGGAAACCTGGCAGAGAAGTTATCCGGGTATCTACGTGTGGGGTGAACTGGTTAAGTTACGGGATTGGAATGACAGACAGCCACAGGGGAGGAGGACAACTCCGGCCAGGATTGGGTATTATATAGCGGATTGGCTGCGGAGAGCGGAGGAACGATTGATAGATGAAGACCACTTGTGTAAAAGTTGTGGAGACAAAACAGAGATTAAACAGCTTGGCTTATGCTTCAGATGCTATAAAAAACAACTTAAACGGGGTGAAAAGGCTCTTGTAAGCAAAGGTGAACTGTGTAAGGAAGGTTTTTTAAAGGAGAAATCATGAAAGTCAGAGACAAGTCATTGAAAAAGAGAGTTGAGCTTCCCGGTAAGGAATGTCTGAAATACAAGTGCTACCAGCCCCGCCGGGTATCCCATGCGAATGGAGGTAAATACCTGTGCGGGACGCAAAACGCTCATGGTTGCCCGGAAAAGCTGGAATACCGGGAAGAATTACTTGGCCCGGATCTCGGCCCGGATTTCACCACTCGAAGTGTCGGAGCGAATGGGAGTACGCGGCATATATTTTACACAAACAACCTGGACGGTCACAGTTTGTGTGGCCGCAGGAACGCTGACAAAGAATTTGTTCCTTTCGAGGTCTGCGAAAAATGCAAGCTTTCCTACATCGTGCTGATGGAGAAAAATAATGAAGAATAATTTAACAGGCAGGCCGGTGGAATTCCAGCTTGATAATGAAGATCTGTTTATCAAAGGCTGGTTCCTGGAATTATCGACCGATTGGGAGGAGTTTGAACAGGGAATCGGGCAAGCTCCCTGCATCTTGGTAGAAGACGAATCCGGGTATGTGCATATCTTACACTACATGGGATCCTTTCGCTTTACAGACAGGGATAAACCGGATAATTAATAACTTGACAATGTTACGACAATGAGGCACTATTGATGGATGAAAATAGGATACATTAAATTTTGGAGAGAATGGATGGAACCAGATAGCAGAATATGGGCGAATCCTGATTTGCTTAAAGTATGGATTTGGTGCTTAGGTAAAGCGACCTTTCATGATAAAAAATGGGTATCCCTTAAAAGCGGGCGGGGATATGTTGATGTCGAGATAAACAGGGGGCAATTTGTTTATGGGCGGCATTCCGCAGGAGAGGAAACAGGGCTTAGTCCGAGTACAATCAGGGATCGGATGAACAAATTAGAAAAGCTTGGTTTTCTCGACATCAAACCCGCCAAGCAATACTCAATAGTAACTATTTGTAATTATGAGTATTATCAGGGCAGGGAAACGGAAAGCCCGACAACCAAGACGACAACTGCGCCTATAGGCAACCGTTCACCAAACCTTATACCAACCGACACAAAGAAGAATGATAAGAAAGATAAGAATGTTAAGAAGTCTTCTCCACTTCGTTCCGAAGACAAAGAAGATTCTTCACGTTGTTCAGAATCTCTGTGTGGTTTTGAAAAATTTTGGAAAGCCTACCCGAAGAGAAACGGAAAGCGGTTGGAGAGAAAAGCTGCCCTCACCCAATTTTCCCGTTTAAAAGAAACCGAGATTCCCTTGGTGATGGTGGCGGTCAAACATTACTCGGACTCCGGGCAGATTCCCAAGGACGCTTTCCGCTGGCTACGGGACCGGTGTTGGGATGAGTGGCAGACTCCGGCGGTAAAGGAGCGTGAGAAAACTTCGGTTGAAAAGGCGGTAAAAGCTTTGGAGCGTAGAGGATATTGACAAAATCGGAATTTATCCCTATCTGGTTCGAGGAGATCGGATCGCAGAATGATAACTGGTACCAGAAGGCCCACAACGATGATGTTACAGGAAAATTCTATTCTATCGCAAGCCCCTACACAAGAGAAGTTTTCCTGAAGGCGGCTGGAATTCTCGCTGACGAAGCGCAGCCGAATGATAGAGGATTCACTCCCTGGATAACTCCCTACCAGTTTAAAAGCGCACTGGAAAGCGCAAAGCAGGTCGTAGAAGACAATAAAAGCGGCTCATGCACGTACTGCCCTTGTTGCTGCGATACAGGGCGTATAACAGCCTCTATGGAGCAAACGAGGGAACGGTGGGAAGATATCAGAATTACCCGCCCTGATTATTTCCGGCAACTCCTGGGGAAAAGCCTGTTTACGTTGGACCGGAACGGCGATGTTACAGGCCAGAAGTATATGTTTGCCTGCGGTTGCCGGGATGTAATCGTATCCACTTCTCAGGAGCGGACGGCGGGCAACGTCAGGAAGATGGCTAAGTTTTCCAGGTTCTTTCAGGATGAAGACGCTAAGTGTTGGTCCGTTGACGGCTGTAACCCGATTCGGGGTGACGGAAAGAACTGCTGTCCTGTTTCACCGGGGTATCATTCCGTAGTAGTTGAGGAGAGAACCCAGAAAATTAAAGCCGATCCCTATTACAAAAAGGGCTTGCGGAGACGAAAAGAAACGAATGGATACATATCCCACGCTAACGATGAGAGGAGGGTGTAAGATATGAAAACAGGCAATATAATCATAGGTTGCGGCGTGGCCGGGGTAGTTTTCCCGGCTCTATACCGCTTCTGGGGACACATGGACGTGGTGTGGTTGCTGGGGATCGAAGCGGCGGCCAGCTTTGTTATCCTGGTGGGAGCTTGGGCAAGGGCGAATGACCATGATTGAAACAGACGAGGAAGCGGCTTGCCGTATTTTCCACACGGACAGCACCATTGAGCTTAGGAAGCGGCTTGAGCAAGGCAAGTGCGGAAGGGTGAAGCCCGCTTGCAGGCAGGATGACTGGTATAAGTTCGATCGGGAAGACGATATGAGAATGGGGCTGTGGCCAAACGAAGAGGATGGCATAATGGGGGAGGAATAGAATCCACAGTCTGAAAATTAGCTGGTAATCAGACTACGCCAGGCTATTGTTGCATATTTCAGACTGTAGGGGGGGAAGGCCGGGCAAGTGAGGCTTACCCGGCTTATACTTTAACCTACGGCCACGTCAGGCCAGTCTAAACTATACTTCTGTAATCTGCCGACAGCCTCCTCTACCAGCAATTCGGTTACATCCTCCATGTAGAAAGCTTCCAGAACTTCCCGGATGTCTCCCCGGGTAATTTGGATTATGATTTCTGTGTCGTCGTTTTTCACAATTATTCTCCTATCCGTTTAAAGGTTTCATCGATCAGCCTGTTCGAGATCGCCAGGCCGATTCCAAGGCTCACCCCGGCGATAAACACCAGGGTGAGCGAGACTGCTATCATGAGGTTCAGGTTTGGCATGGGGGTTCCTCCTTCATGGAATTAACCAGCATTCGCAGGGCAAGCACAGGCATTCGCAGCAGTGCCAGCCCGCCGGGCTATATTCAATGCTCATAATAGCCACAATCATGAGGATTAACAGGAAATATTTCTTTTTTAACATTTCTTAGCCCTCCAAGCATCGAATGAATGATTCCTGGTTCGCCAGGTCATCGTTGAAGCTGGCGGTTATCCGGGCGATGAGAACGGCTTTATCTTTTCTCCCGGCATCGCTTACCGGTCTCGATGTCAGTTCAGCTCTCACCCACGACCGGTTACCATTCAAAAACGACTCCCGGATCTCCTTTTCCCATAATGTAAGTTCGATCATTTCGTTACCTCCTATCGCATGATGTTGTAGCCACATTCTTTTCAGCACTACTCCCGCAAGCTTTTATTTACTCCTCTTCCTGGCCTACGCTTATTTTCCCTTCACCCACCGCCACCGCAGCGAATAAACTGCAAAACGCTATGAAGACGCTGTTTGTGTAATAGGTCACGCCGCTCCCTAGTACACAGACGGCCACAACCATAATGGCTTTCATCATCATAAAATGCTTGGTTTCAGTCATGATTTTTTCTCCACTTCAACGGCTACCTGCCCTTGTTCCGTCCATTCTCATCATAAGAGATAAATAAACCATATTGTCAACGCCAGACAGATGTTTAAAATTGCCGCTTTCCACCAGAGTTTCCATAGTCACGAACCGATATTTGAAAGGATCACGATTTTTCAATCTCTTTCTCATTTTCTTTCCTTCATCAATATATGGTGTAATAAAATTAGACACCCCAATCGTTATAGCCTGATTCCGACCTACTTATAGCCTGAAATCAGGCCACTACGATCTGTTATAGCCTGAAATCAGGCCACTACAGCCCCCTATTTGTATTTATACAATCCTTAAGTGGCGGAGCCGTCTTTCTCCGATTATAAAATCAAAAGCTCATACTCTCCTGATCTCCTTCCTTTTTGTTTATGGTGGATAACTTTGATAAAATCCCATGACTCAAGATCGTCAATACCGTCCCACCAAGCTGTCTTAGATATCTTATAGATGTGGGGCTTGCCTGGACGAGGAGCCGGACATTTTACGGTCTTGCCGGTAGAGCGGAGTTTGCCGAGCAGGATTGTATAGGTTGCCTGAGAGGTGAGACGGAGCTTATGCCAGTCCTGATGATCGGTAATATTATCAGTGAGACCAACCCAGCTTGCGCCTGCCCGGTTGAGGCTGGCTTTATGGCGGAAAAAAGGGTGTTTTATTTTGTCTGAGGCCATTAGAACACCGCTACTACTCGGTTATAGTGGCTGGCCGGGCAGTAGTAGGAGCTACCCGGCCTCACGGAACTGCAACCCCCGCAATCGCCACCAGATGAATTACCAGTATACACCCGCCGAACAAACAGGTCAATTCCCCGAATAAATCCCCCTAACCACGGCCCCAACCCTGTTGTCCCGGGTGAGTATCATATACTCGTTGTGCTGGAACCCAAAACCCCAACCGTCAGCACGGGCTTCTTGGATTGAGTCATATTCGGTATGCGCTTTAAAAGTGATTCGTGGCGTTTCTATTTTGATCTCTATGTGTTTCATCGCTTTGTCTCCTTCTCTATACGCCGTTGCTTCTCCAACCAACCGTCAATCAATTGCTTCACCACGGATGACATGGTTGTATGTCTCAACCCAGAATAATGCCTCAAATCCGCCTTCATAGACGGAGGGAGTTTGATTAGTAATATTTCAGTCAGTTTTTCCATTTTTTTTAAACTCCTTTTGTTTCAGGTAAAAATCCGAAGCCAGCACCGTCAAGGAACTGCCCTCGTCAATAATAAAAACTTCAGCCATTCCGTTTTTGTAGTGTCCCCTGACAGCCACCAGGCCATAAGGGGCCAGTTCGTTTGATATGGCAAAGTGGGAGGCTTTCGGAATGCTTAATTGTCTGATCGCCTGTTTTATCGCCTCACCTGGGCAAAAAGCAACTTCCTTTCCTTGCTCGATGGTTTCCCAGCTTAGGCGGTTAAACATCCCTGAAAGGCTGGTTTTTTGCCCCTCAGTGCTGTTATATTCGGAGCCTACGTTTGTCCACGTTCTTTCCATGATTATTTATCCTTTTTGGCTAAAGATTTCTCACACCGCTTGCAGAGCACATACCCGGCTTTCCGGGCTTCCTCGATGCTCTCAAAGGTCTTGGTGCAAGCTTTGCAAGTAGCCCACCGGCAAGTTTCCACGTGGAACTTTTTGCTCTTGGTATTACCGTGAAAAGCTGCAAAAGCCGGGCTGGTAAATAAGGCGAAAATTAAAATTAAAGCTGCTTTCTTCATGATTACTTTCCTTTTTTAATGAAATATTCGATTCTTTCAATACTGCTTTTCAAGGAAGAATATAATAGAATTGCGTGACCAGAATAGTAGGATTTCCACAAATCATCAGCATCCTTTTTGAACAGCAGGTATGAGGATCTGTCCGATCCTCGGTATCTTGTCGTTATCATTTCTCTATCTCCTTAAATCTCAAAATCATTACCAAAATCATTGACGTTTAAATAATGATCAATAATTTCGTTCCGCATAAAATCAGGCGTATCCTCCTCAATTGTGGAATCTTTTATCAGAACCTTTAAAAGTGATGCTCTGATTTCTTCTTGTGCGTTCTCTTGCAAATCCTGATAATTTATTCTAATAGATATTTTCATTCTCTCAATCCCACCATATTAATTGACGTTGGACTCTCACTAACACTTTTGTACGAGCTTTCACGATTGCAAGCAATTCATCCTCTCTTACCCCCTTTCAGGTAATTAATACTGAATATATCTATAGTATATATTGGGTTAATAAGGTTGTCAACCCTTATTTTAAATAAAATGTATTTATCGGGTATTTATTTTTAATTAACTTCTCTAGGTCCTACTCTACCAAGCCAAAGCGTGAGCCAGTTGCAAAGCATGAGCCAAAATGCTATCCTTGATAATAGATTGAGCCAAAAATACTGAGCCAAAGCATGAGCCACGGAGTATCCATGGGAGCTAATGCCAACCCCATAACCGATTCGCAACGATTGCTGGTCGTGAGCCTACGCCAAGCCGGGCACAATTTCCGCTATATAGCCAGTGAAGCCCGCCTCGCCCGTAATTCAGTTATGAAAATATGCAAAGAGGAAGGTGTAGCAAAGCCTGAGGAGCAAACCAAGGAAGCTGAAAATGCTAAAAAACGAGAGTTACAGAGTTCTGGGAATCAGGCCGCCCCCACCCCTCTTGGCTCACCCCAAGACACAGTTTTGGCTCACGCTTTACGCACCAATATGCAGGAGCGTTTGGCTGATAAAACCCACAAGTTTGTCGATACTCTTACTGATGAGCGTATTGATGAGGTATCCATCCCCCAGGCGGTGAACTGTATCTCCAAGCTTATCGATGCCTCCACCAAGTTGGAGCGTGCCCAGCAGGACCGTGATGTCACCGACTCACTGACTGCGCTGTTGGTGCATGGTGCAAAGCGGCAGGAGGAGCTTAGGATACCGTTCCCCAAGATCACCACTGTCCCGTGCGACCAGGTGCCGGAGCATGAGACCTGACAACAAAAGGGCATGGGGGGGTGAGGGGCTCTGTTGGTATATATGGCGCCCCTCGGAATCGTGAGTCAATTTTGAACTTAGGTATATTTTATGATACACGACCTAATCATAGTTGAGTTATTTAGATGTAAGGTGATTTTTCCATGACAGATTTAATGCTTGACATAGAAACCTTCGGGACTTCTCCTTCTTCTGTTATTGCTCAGGTAGGGGCTTGTTATTTTGACAGGAGAACTGGTGAGATAGGCGGCACTTTTCTTGAGAACCTGGACTGGCAGGAAAGTGTTAATTTTGGATTTAAGCTTGAAGTAGAGATTTTGAGATGGTGGTTTAATCAGTCTGACATGGCAAGGATGTCTATAACAGCCAAACCTTCCATGTCTTTATCTCAGACAATGGTTCAGTTTAAGCAATTTTCTTCTCAAGCTAAATCTATCTGGTGTCATGCCACTTTTGATTATCCTCTTGTAGAGATTTACATGAAAAAGTTACGTATTAATGTACCGTTTAATTACCAAAAAGTTCGTGATATTCGCACTCTTCTTGATCTTTCTGGTTTAAAGAAGAAGGACTTCCCTGTTCGTGTTGGTACGGCTCATACCGCCTTGGCGGATTGCAAATATCAAGTTAGTTATTGTGTTAAGGCTTTTCAATTATTGTCGGAGATCAAAGATTATGGTGAAGTTGGCGGTTTCAGTCTCTAACGGAGGCCTTAGCAAGGTCTTTGAAAAAGGGAGGTTGCCGGAATTTACAGGAAGTGGTTCAGATGTTCCCGACTCCCAGAGCCAACAAGGTCGGAGGTTACAGCGGGAAGAATTTCTCTCCGACTCTGGAACAAGTGGTCAAGGCCGTTCTCGAGTGGCTTAAGGTTTGTCTGGGAAGGAAATAATCTGAGTCTTACGACTTAGATCCGCCTGGCTTTGCGGAAAAAGAGCTGGCTTCTCAGGCAAAACAAAGGAGTTTATGTGAATGGGCAAGTTAATTCCCGAAGAGATTTTGATTGGTCCATATAAGATAACGGTTGAATACGAAAAGAATATGTATATCAGCCGACGAAATGTTGGTGAGTACCAACCGGCAAATCATAAAATAGTTATTGATGAAGAAGCTTGCGAGGTAGAAAGATTGGAATTATTTATTCATGAAACTTTGGAAGCGATAGCAAGCGTGTATAATCTGAGCGATGGAAACCATCATCACTTATCAGTATTTGCAGTTGGCCTTGCTCAGGCATTACAACCGATTTGGAAGGAAAAGGAGAAAGCCAATGACTGATAAGACGCTTTCACGTGTTATTAAAATAAGTTTCGTGGTTTTATTGTCTGTTACCGGGTGTGCTACACTGAAGCCGATTTCTGCCATGACGGATGCCGAGATTGCCGACCGGATTGTTGGCACGCTCCAGGCTGCTGGGGTGGATTCCTCTGTATCATTTATTCTGGACAAGACTGACAAGACGCTTTCTTTGAAGACCGATGCTATAAATATAGCTGATGTTTTGCGTGATATAAGTGTTGAGTTGGAAGCACAAGGGAAAAAGTCAGAGGCTGATATTGCTTGGCGGGTGGCGGGGGCCTGGAGAGCTGCCGGGTTGCCTGATATCATCTTACCGGGGAATATTGCAAGGGCGAAGAATGTACTCATGCTTGTAAAAAAAAACTTGAACTGAAGTTTGATGTTAGGATTCTGAGCGGACAGCTTTTAAATGAGCCCCAGGGTCTTATGTTATGGAATGATTAATGATGACAAAGAGCGTGCTGATTAAAAAACTGATGGAATTGCCTGGTGGCGATGATTTGCCTATTTATACAGAGATTTCTAATGGTGAATGGGAGCCTTTGGAACCACTTCAAGGGGTTAGTATCTGGTTTGACTGCGAGGGCCAACCTGAGTATATAGATTTTAAATTCAGTGTAATTTAGAAACAAGTTTTAAGCTGGATGGGACAACTTCAATATACGCCTGAATTCTCTCAGGCATCAGATAGAATAACCTTATGGCGTTGGGACCCGGAGTTATTTGTCAATGAAGCTCTACGGTTGCCTCAACGTGGGTTTGATTATAAGATATCGTCTCAGCAGAAAGCAGGACTGGCGGCTTGCCGTGATATTTCGCTTTCAAAGTATAAGGTTTACGAATATGGACGGTTGGATGGGCGGTTAAAGTCCGGGGAGATTGGTAAGACCGAGCATCGGGAACTGAAACAGTTCTTTTTTCAGAAGCGTGATGATTGGTTGCTTTCCAAAAAGACCGGTGTTTGTATAATGAGTGGCCGTGGTTCCGGGAAGACAGCTATGGCCGCATGGATAACCTGGTGGCGGTTATATTGTTTTAATCAGGGATTAGTGCTTTGTACTTCTCCTAAAAAGGAGCAGATGAAGGATAATCTTTGGGCCGCTCTTCGTAAATGGGGTTCTGGAGACGGGAGTAATCCCGATACTTGTCCGGTTTTTATGCAACAGGGGAAAGAACAGTTTGAGATTCTATCAGATAAGATTTATCAAAAGAACAATGTAAATCAGCAGGCGATTGCCAGGACAATTAACCAGGCTGCTACAGATGATGTAAAATCAGAGACTTTCCGTGGATATCATGACCATAATATGATTTATGTGATTGACGAGGGTACAGGGGTTCCTGATTCGGTCTACAGTCCTCTTGAAACCGGTTTGACTCAAGCCGGTAACTGGTGCCTTATTATTTCCAACTTTACCCGCAGGAATGGGTATGCTGCTGATATCCATTTAAAGGCTAATGTCCGAAAGTATTGGGTTGCGCTTGATTGGAATTGCGAAGAAAGCGAGCTTGTTTCTAAGTCTTCCATCGAAAAGCTCAAGGATATTCACGGGGAAGATTCTGACAAATACCGGGTGGAGGTACAAGGAAAGCCTCCCAGGACAAACCCAGATTCGTTTATTTCTTCTGACTGGGTAGAGAATGCGGCTATGCGTAAGGTCGATCCGACTCTTGTACAGGGTAAACCACGGTTGATGGGAGTCGATGTGGCCAGGGGTGGGGATGCCTACTCGGTAATAGCGCTCAGGCAGGGATATCATTGGGAGCGTTTTTACAGATTTAAAACCGATGATACCCGTGACCTGGCTCAAATTGTAAAAGCTAAGTATGCTGAATGGTTCGCTAATTATTTGTTCTTGGATGTTGCCGGTATGGGTGCTCCTATTTATGATTCTCATTTCCGGTCGGATCATACTATTCAAACGGTGCAGTTTTCCGCAGCCTTTTCTGCTCAGGACAAGAATACTTATTACCGGTTGGGTGATGAGGTCGGTATCAGGATGCGTGATGCTTTTGAGCAGGGATTACTTCAGATTCCAGATGACAGGGATTTAAAAGAAGAGCTTACTTCCCGGAATCTCAAGGACAGGGATGACGGCAAAATCAAGCTTGAAGGGAAAAGAGAAATGCGGGCCAGGGGGTTGCCTTCTCCTGATAGGATGGACGCCTTCATGATGACTTATATGTTTCCTGAAGAGTTTTATGATATTGACGAGTCTGAGGACGAATATCAAGCCTTCTGTGGGATAGAGGGCGCTAATCCGGTGACAGGGTATTGAGATGTCAAAACTTATTCGTGTAATGACAGACAAAGATAAAGTCAAAATGTTATTTGAGGGTCTGGGAATAGAGTGTGATGAAGAGAAAAAGGTATCACGATCTATGAACAAGAAAAAGTAGAGGCTTATACCGGATTTTTCGTAGAATTTAATTTTGACGTTAATGGGAGATTTCTTCGTATGGGTATATTTGAATAGGAAATAAAAATGCCACAAGAATCAACACTAATTAATTTGGTTTCCGAAATAGACGATGATAAACAAAAGGAAATCGCAGGGGAAATTATCGAGAATACCGATACCGATATTTCCAGCCGATCTGATTGGGCAAAGAAGCGGGATGATTGGAGCAAGTTAAATGCTTGCCAGCGGGATGAACGTTTCTGGCATGGTTCTAATACTAAACGATCTTCAATATGCCTTCCAATACTTGCCACTGCTGTAAATCAGTTTCATGCCAGGGCTTACCAATCGATTTTCGCTGCTCCGGGCTTGGTAAAGGCTATCCCGGTTGGTCGAATGGATGTAAACAGAGCAAGTAATGTAGAAGCGGCTCTCAATTGGCAAGTAATGTACGGGATTGAGGACTATGAAGAGATATTCGATAAAACCTTGCAGCAACTTCCTATTAATGGAATAGCATTTAAAAAATTGGGCTGGGATTCGGAGGCTAAGCAGGCAGTAGCCAGTTATCTTTCTCCACTTGATGTAATCCTTCCATATCGAACTGTATCCCTAAAAACAGCAAGAAGGATCGTGCATAAAATCGAGATGCATTATGAAGAACTTCTTGACAGAAACGAGCAGGGGTTATATGAGAATTTCGACAAAATAAGCGAAGACGGTCTTCATGATACTTTGAATGAGCCGAATAGAGATACCGATGATGAACAGGTTGGTATGAGTTCCGTTAAAGCGTCTGAAGAACCACATATTATTCTGGAGTGTCATAAAACTTATGATATTGGACCTGGCCGGAAACCGTATATTTTTACCGTTCACAAGGCAAGCGGTGCTTTGTTACGTATAACCAGCCGGGAATACAAAGAAGGCTCCACTGCAAAAGTAATTAATCATTTCATCGATTACCATTTTATTCCAAATGCGGAAGGGTTTTACTCTTTTGGTTTTGGTCATTTCCTGCAACAGTTTAACGAAATAGCAAATACTGTCCTTGATCAAATTGTTGATGCCGGAACCCTCACTAATATGCCGTTCATGTTCCATACTCGCCGGGCCGGATTTCGTAAGAACCGGATTCAGCTTACGCCGGGAGCGGCAAACGAGGTCGAAGATGCCAGTCAGATATTCTTCCCTCAGATGCAGAAGATGGATAATGTGCTTTTCAATGTACTTGGAGTTATCCAAGGCTGGGGTGATCGTTTTACTTCGGTAACCGATCCACTTACCGGTCGTGAAACTCCTGGAGTGGAAAGACCGACATTCAGGGGAAAGGCTCTTTTGATAGAGCAGGGATCCACTCAGTTCACCGTAATGGCTAAAAGGGTGTTCAGGAGTTTAAGGAAAGAATTCCGGCTTTTGATGCTATTAGATCAATTATTCTGGCCTGAGAGTGCTCAAGTAAGAATATTCGAGCGTGAAGGTAAGATTGCTTTTAAAGAAACGAAGAAGGAAGATTTTCAGGGTGTGAATGATATTATCCCAACTGCCGACCCCAGTTTTGCCAGCCAGTCTATTAGACGGCAGGAGGCTGCCCAGCTTCATGAAATCTTTATGGCAAGTCCGACTGTAGTTGGGAATCCTGAAGCCGGAATACCGCCCAATGTCGATGTAATGAATAAATCCTTGAAACGGCTTGAGGAAACCTTTAATACTCCAACAATCTTGCCCGACTTGCCGGAAGAGCAGATATCCCCGGAAGACGAAAACGCTTTGTTCATGCAGGGGGAATCAAAAGAGCCTCAGCAGGGAGAGAATCACCGTGAACACCTTGAAGTGCATCGGCGGTTTATGACAAAGCAGTGGTACGATGAAATGCCAAAGGATTATAAGACTGCTCTTCAAGATCATATACAGAAAACCGGGGAAATGATGGTTGATGAAGCGCTTGCCGTTGAACAGTTAGGTGGTATTCCAAGAGCAGGTCAGAGAGAGGGTCAAGGAGCACCTAACGCGCCATTACAGCCGTTATTAAGAAAGGGACAATAATGGGAGAAGATTATACTTTAGAGGATGTGGAGGTTTGGCTGAAAAATTCTGTAACAAAGGAAGTTTTTAAGAGAATACTTGAGAAAGCAGTTTTACTTGAACGGGATACTGTCAATTGTCTTGTTTCTGGTAAGGAACATACCGCAATTAATACTGCGGTAGAATCGAAGACTTTACGTGGGATTGTTTATATCGGGAATGATTTAATTGCTGATTTGGAGGAGAACAAAATCGATGAAACTTAGAGCGTTTGGAGCAAGAGTTCTTATAAAACGGGACTCTGCAAAAAAAGAATCGATAACTAAAGGCGGTATTATAATACCTGATAATAGACAGGTAAATAAACCGGCTTTCTCCGGGACAATTCTTGATGTCGGTGGGTATTGCGAGATGGAATTTAAAGACTCCCAGGGAAAAGCTCGGCGTTTAAAGCGTGGAGATAGAGTTATTTTTGGTTTGTATTCTCCTGGCATGGAGCTTGACCGGATAAATCATGGTGATAAACCGGAATATGAAGGTATTCTTCTTATGGCCGAGGATGATATCTGTGTCATTCTGGAAGAAGGCGAAAGCAATTTGAATATAGAGGAGAATGAGAATGCCTGAAGAAAACAATAAACCAGATGCTGAACCAAATTCTCAGCCTGATTCTCAGCAAGCTTCCAAGTTTGATGGTTCGGTAGCCGAAGAGCGTATTAAAATGCTAACGAGGCAGATAAATGAAGAGAAAACTAAACGGGAGCAGGATAAGCAGGATTTCAACAATTCTATAGACATTTTAAAGGATATGTACGAGAAGGTAGAAGGATCTGTAAATAGTATTGAAGCATCAACTTCACTTGGGGATAGACCAGATCCGAACGAAGACATGGGCGCATTCTTAGACTGGCAGGAAAAGAAAACTAAAACAGCACTGCAAAACGCTATCCAGGAAACGACTAAAAAATTCCAGCCTAAACAAATTTCAGGAAATGGAAATCAGAATTATAAGTCTACCCCTTCCGATGTTCCAAGCGAGTCGGATACACTAAACAAGCTTTTTGCTATGCAGATGGAGAGCCAACCGGAAATATATCCTGATTATGAGAAATTCACACAGGTTGCTTATGATGCGGCACAAAAAGATAGATCAGGGTATCTCGTCTCTACTTGGAAAAATTCCGGTAATCCGATATTAGCAGCTTATAATTACGGAAAACAGTCTGCCGGAGGAAACGGCAATAACGCTTCGTCTGCTCAAGCGTATACAGAGAGTGGTCGGCCTTCCGGTGGTTCAACCAAAGAAGTTCAGTTAACCGAAGCAGATAAAGCGATGGCAAAGAAGCTTGGAATAGATGAGAAAGCTCTCTTGAAACGGAAACAAGAGAAAGAAACAGGAAAAACGATTAATTTCAATAACAGGGGAACTGTCTAATGCCAATGGAAGCCGGATTAAGAATACGTAAATTCAAACCGCCCAAGAAAGGCGCAACAAAACCTTGGTTGGCGGAATTTAAGTCAATGACTCCTGACTTGACTAAACTAAAAAAGCAACATGCCGGGTTTCATGCTTGCTGGGTGCATAAAGATGACGATATTGACAAGTATTCCGACATTGGTTATACTATAGCTAAAGCGAAAGATTATGGTGAAGTTCAGAAAGAAGGAAGTTCACTTGTTCGCAGAAGAATGATTCTGATGGAAATCCCTGTTGATAAACATCGGAGAAGTAACGATCTCAGGCGCATGATGAACAAAGCCCGTGTCGGAGAAGCTTGGGATACAAAACGCAACTTGGAAAAGGTTGGCGTGACCAATCCTGGAGAAGTCATAATTAAAGGTCAAATAGAAGATGAAAGTGACGAAGAATAATTCTTTTTCTTCGTAAAGGTTTCCGCTGAACCTTTAATCAGCCGTGCCACTCGTCTAGGTTAATAGACGTGCCGTCCACTCAGGTTAATGGGTGCGCTGCCGATTCCGGCAAGTCCTTTTCTATAATCACGTTTCAAAAATTTACAATTTAAGAGTTCAGTTTATAGCTGAACTCCGTTTAGTGAGGATTTGCAAATGGCAAACGCTGATAGACCTATTGGGTTTGTACCGTTGTCCGAGCATGAAATTATATCCCTTAAATCTGACGGCAGTGCTGCGATTTTTATTGGAGATCCGGTTAAACCTGATGGTTCTGGTAGATATTTATCGATTACTAATGATGCTGATAATCCTGCATATGTTGCGATTTCTTATACTGTCGCAACCGCCGGGACAGTATTCCAGGCGGTAAAAATTAAACCGGGACAGGAGTTTTTATGCCAGGTCGATGACGGGACTTTGACTGATGATACCGCCCTTGGTAATTCTTTCGATATTATCCTAGGTTCAGGAAATACGACTACATTAATCTCTGGCTTTGAGTTGGATGGAGATGCCAGTGCAGAGGATACCTTAAAGCTTGTCAGGCTATACGATACGCCTGATAACGCCTGGGGAACCAATGCCAATGTGGTTGTTGAGTTCAGAGTTAACGTTGACGCTCAGGTAATCACAACTACTTAAAGGAAGGAGATGAAAAATGCCAGCTATAGCAATTAGAGGAAATTTTGCTGATGCACTCTCCTTGAACTTTGAGGAGATATTTTTTAATCATTATAACTTGGTTGGGGATGAGTACAGCGCTATCTTCAACAAGGAGAAGATTGAAGGGGAATCCATCGAGTATTCCTATGTAACCAACCTGAGTACAATTCCGAAAGCGACCGATGGTTCCAACATTACTTATGAAGCGCCAGTACAGGGCTTTGATGTAAAGTTAACTCCCGATACTTACCGGAAAGGGTATAAGGTTACTTTGGAAATGCTGGAGGATGACAGGTATAACATTTTTTCCAGAATGCCTGCCGCTTTGGGAACCGCTATGATGCGGACTCAGAACCAGGTTGGAGCAAATATCATCAATAATGGCTTCGATTCTGCTGTCCAGACCGGAGCGGACGGATTGGAATTGTTTTCTACGGCTCATGTTCTGGCTGTCGGTGGAACTCAGAAGAATGAGTTGACAACTGCTGCTGTTCTGTCTGCTGATTCGTTGGAGCAGGCGTTACTCGATATTGAGACCACAACTGATGATCAGGGCAATATACTGACGCTTATTCCCAGGATATTGCTTATTCCGCCTCAATTGAGGACTAAGGCTCAGAAGTTGCTATTGAGCAGTCAGGACCCGGATAGCGGCAATAACGCAATCAATCCCATGGCTGCGGGTTATACGGGACTTGTCCCGATGGTGAATCATTACCTGACCAGCGCTACCCAGTGGACTATCATCTGTGATGTTAATCCTCTGGTATGGGTAGACCGGGTTTATCCGAGTCATGCGGCTGGGAACGAGTTCGATACGGACAATGCCAAGTTTAAGGTTCGTGCCAGGTTTATTCCCGGTTGGCGGCCTGAGCCTTGGGGAGTGTTTTCAACCCCTGGAGCATAATTGGGTAAGTTGTTGTGAAAATCATCAAGGCACCTGGATGGCTTTAATAAGTCTTCCAGGTGTTCCTATTAAGGAGAAATAATGTGAGCGCTACGAGATATCCGAATGGCATTACTAATGTAGCGGCAGGTAAGGCTATGGGTGAATTTGGTTTGCCTGATCCTTCTATATGGTCGGTATATTATAACGATTTTATAAAACCTACCGATTACAGCACTTCTGATTGGACAATAACAACTGTGGAAGCAGGTGGAGGTTCTGCTACTGAAGCAATTCAAAATGCCGACCATGGTATTCTGCTCTTAACCAATGATGCTGCTGACAATGATGCTGACTCCCTTCAGTTGTCAAAGGAGACGTTTAAGTTTGTTCCTGGCAAAAAACTGTTTTTTAAAACAAGACTAAAAGTTTCTGATGCTACACAATCAGACTGGTTGATCGGCATTGTTATAACTGATACCACCCCTCTTGTGAATACTGATGGTGTTTATTTTCAGAAAGATGATGGTGACGCTAATATAGACTTTCATGTCAATAAAAACTCAACCTCTACCGATGCAACTGGTATTCATACTAATGTTGACGATACTTATGTTGAATTAGGGTTCGCTTATCTGCCGAAAAAAGATGGTACTTACGAGGTTGTATACTTTGTAGATGGAAGCAGAAAAGGTGCCCTGGCATCAACTAATTTGCCTGATGATGAGGAATTGACTGTAACAATCAACATTACAAATGGTGAGGCTGTAGCCAAGACCATGAGCATTGATTATATTCTTGTCGCTTCGGAGCGATAATTTATAAGAACGCTTGGGGGCTGGCATTTGCCGGTCTCTGGGCGTGATTTAATCACGTTCTTATAAGGAGATTCAAATGTCTACACCACGAAGATTTACCCATGGAGTAACTAATGTTGCCTCTGACAAGCCATTCGGACAATTTTTTGCGATGGACCCTACTAGAGTCTACAATTACTTCAATGACTTTTTTACGTACAATTCAAGCGATTGGAATATCACAGAGACACAAGCCGGGGCGACTCAGTCACTCGCTGATGGTAATGGAGGTTTCTTGCTGCTGACGAATTCTGCGGCTGATAATGATCTCGTTGCCCTTCAACTTGCCAACCAGAATTTTACCCTAATCTCAGGCAAGAAACTGTGGTTTACATGTAAATTTCAAGTGTCTGATGTTACCCAGAGTGATTTCATACTTGGTATATACGCAACAGACACTTCTCCCATTGCCAGCGCACCCTCAGATGGGGTTTACTTCAGGAAAGATGATGGAGACACAAACATTGATTTCGAGGTGCGAAAGTCTTCCCTTCAAGTCGCTGGAGTAGCAAGTATTGGTACGGCTGTCGATGCTACTAATATACAACTTGATTTCTATTTTGATGGGATAAAGACAATTCATTATTTCGTTGATGAGGTTGAGGTCGGAACTGTTGAGACCACAGGTTTCCCTACTGCTGCACTTAGTGTGTCATTTGCCCTGCAAAATGGGGAAGCAGTCTCTAAAACGATGGCTATTGATTGGATAGGCACATTCAGGGAGAGATAAAATGGCAGATGCAGTGACGACAAAATACATCTGGCCTCCTAATTTTGACGGGAATCCTCCTGAATCCGGGGTTGGTTGGAAAAGAGTTCGCGTTCAATTGACAGGTGTTTCTGATGGCACAGGTGAATCAGCAGTCAAGAAAATAGATTTAAGTGACCTTCGGGGTCCAAGTGGTTTACCAGTGCGCAAAACGGCGCTTGAATTGCTTGAATACGATGGTAATGGGTTTACTTCTATTGTTCTGGAATGGGATAGAGCGCCTCGTGAGAAGATGGCTGTCTTATCCGGCAATAATCATGCTATGTTAGATTATAGAAAATCCGGTGGATTAATGGAGCAGAGTAACGGTGTCGGTGATCAAACCGGAGATGTCCTCTTGACATCGAACGGGGCAACCTCTGGGGACTCTTACAATATTATCCTTTCACTTCTATTGTTTGAATAAAGGAGACATCATGGCTCGATTTGGAAAAACACCATTCATAAAAAATTTGGTACTAACCGATGCTGATACCGAAGGTTTTTATCCTCTACCGCTCGGGACTAAAAAATTTACCATTCAATGCAGAACAGACGATATTTTGAAATTCTCTTATGTAGTTGGCGAGAGTGGATCAATTTATATGACCATACCGGAAGGGGCTTCTAAATCTGAGGATGATTTGAATACTACTGGACTTGTCTTGTATGTTCAGTCTCCTACCGCTGGAGTGGTCGCTGAAATAGAAACCTGGGGGACATAAAATGCCGGTTAGTAGAGGTAAAGAGAAAAAGGAAATAATTCATGTTCCCGATGGGGAGATGAATATACAACTCAAGCAGATTAAAGTTGTAGAGGAAGTGGTCAAGGTCAAGGTTCCTGTCTTTGTTGAGGTCCCAGTTGACAAGCCAGTTTACAAAGATGTTGTGTTTGAAAAACCGGTCTTGGTAGATAAAGACTACGAGCGTCCTATTCCTGTGAACAGAGAATATGAACGCCCGGTCGTTGTTGACCAACAGTACGAGAAACCTGTTATTGTCGAAAAAACATACGAGAAACCGGTAATCGTGGAAAAATCAGTTGAGTACGATATCCCTGTCTATAAAAAAGTTGAGTATGAGGTTCCAGTCTACAAAGAAGTCATATATGAAATTCCCGTCTATGTGGACAAAATAATCGAGAGGGAGAAAATTGTTTATGTAGACAAGGAAGTCGAAAGGATTGTTTATGTAGACAAGGAAGTTGAAAGGGAGATCGAAGTTATAAAACTTGTCGAAAAACTTGTCGAAGTCCCTCGGCTCAAGTATGTTGATAAAGAAGTAGTACAGCCTAAGTTTAATGATAACTAATGCCTACCGGAAAATCCAATAAAGAAGTAAACATTATTTCGCCTGGTGGTCTTGATATTCCGGTCCATGATTATATTGCTTTGACTTATGTTGCAGCCGGTAATGGGGTAGGTGAAATTGAGACTGTTGTGTATAAAACAGGTGGTTCAGGTGGCTCTACTGTTGCTACTTTGACACTTGCTTACGATGCGAACGATAAATTATCTACAGTAACTAAATCATAAACGATGTCTTACAAGTTTAATCCTTTTACCGCGAATTTAGATAATGTCGTGGACGACCATGGAGCGCTTGCTGGACTTCTTGATGATGATCATACTCAGTATATATTGGCTGATGGTTCAAGAGCTTTTACAGGAAATCAATCATTTGGTGATTTTAATATTACTAATGTGGGGATAATAGACTTAGATGTTATCAGGGCAGATCTTGTCAATGGTTCAATAACTATAGCGTTGGATAATGCTGCTGGTGCGGATTTACTTGTAGGTAATAATAACGCTCTGGTGGTTGAGGGGGACAATGACAGGGTTGGAATAGGGATAAGCGCCCCAGAACAAGCACTTCATATTAAGAATCCCAATAGATATCCTTTTCTCGCTGAAAGGTCGGGATTAGCAGCCACAACTGGTGCGCAAATCTCGATGGCATTCAGGGCAACATCGACTGGAAATATGACTGATAATTT